AGTATTATAGTTATCTATAATGTCACCACTGACCTTTAAAATTGGTGTGTTCATTGTAACATTACTTGACGCATTTACGACTGCATTTGGAGCATTTACAGTTACTTTTGTTGGTGATGTAATGGTAATGCCAGCAGAAGAAAACTCTACATATTGAGTCGGTGCTGCGCCAATAATAGTCATCAAATAAACTATATCAGACATATCATGTTTACGATTTGAACCAGGAGCTGATACTTTGCCAGTATTTTGAACAGTTGATATATCTCGGTCACAAACAGAAGCAATTCCAATATCACCAACAACAGGGTCTAAAATGATTCCGTTAGCTCCGCCTTGTATTCTCATATAAGGCACATTATGAATAATTCCATGAGTCCAAACTTGACCTGAACCATCTACTGAGCTAACCATTGGTTGCACATCTACAGTTCCAATAGGTGAAACTCCACCTGCGTTAGTCACAGAAATTACTTGAACAGGCATTGACGTTCTAACTCCGGACAATGCAGTCTTGATGATTAATTGTAATCGACCAATTTCAGAAGCATTATCTGCTGAAACGTAATTGGTTTGGTAGCTAGTTTGTTGCGACATAAGGAGGAGGTGCCAATGTTGTAGTTGTAAACCAAGGACCATCAGGAGTCAATGTGCTTATCTCATGCGTAACGCTTTGAACAGCAAAAGTCCCGTTAGCTTTTGGCAATGAACTTGTTACTTTCATTTGCCTTCCATTTAATATCTGAGGGTTGAACTCAGACCGAATAACAAATCCTGCTTCCCAATATGAAGGATAGCCAACCATGCCAGTTTCAGGACTCATGTTAATAGTGTAGTCATCTCTATATCCGTTGTTCGGAAATATCGTTACTGTGTCATTTTCAATCACAATTGGAATACTTGCATTTAATGCAACTTGACGCATTTGGTCTACAGCAGAACCATAAACATATTGATTTTGAAGAATAGCAGTTGCGCCATTGTTAGAAAATTTAAGATTATTTGCTAGTGCAATTGCTTTAATAATATCTGCTGCATCATGTGCGCCTTGATATGTATTTGAAGCAATAGGAGTGCCTTTTTGCAAATAAGCAGAAACCGCAGCACAAGTAAAAGATATGTTAGGTAAATTGCTCAAGTCAATATAGCTAGACATTAAGTTGCCTTTGAATACTTGAGATAATGCAACATCGCCTTGATTGCCAGCACTGACAATTATAGATTGATTTTGAATAGCAACCAAATTAGTGCCGATACTTGAATACTCATTCATTTGAGCAAGCGTCATACCATAGACTTTTAATTGCAATTGACCAAAAGCCATTGAGCCACCAGGATTTGTAATCGTGGCAGAGCATCTTAATCCTTCTAAATTAAGGATTTGATTACTTGCATTAAGAAATTGCAAATTAATCTGACGTACTGCAAAACTCATGTTTGAGTCCAATATGTAAGAATATATCTAGTACCTAAATCAGTATAATAAGGGTCACTTGAGCCTTGTGTATCAATAAATAATAACTGACCTACAAAACCTAAATATGCTTCTCTTACTAAACCAACTTCATTTAAACAAATCATAGAACTGACAATCTCAGTTCCTTCTAATATTAAATCAAAATACAATCCAGTATTCTTTTGATACAGATTAATTTTACAATTTTGCGTTCCCAATTGAACAGCAAATGATTGTGAAGCAACAGGCGTTATAGGAATAACTTGCATATTAGTTCCACGTTCCATTTCCAGTTGTTTTTCCAGTTACACCAAAATCAATTCCACCTAAGTCTTTATTTGCTTTTGCTTGCTGTGGTTTTGTTGGTGCTACTGGTGATACTTGTCCGACATTTTGAACAGGCGCAGCACTTGGTGCAGTTGTAGTAATAGTTCCTGTTTGAGAAATTCTAACTTCTTGAAACCATAATTGAGCAATAATTAAAGAAACGCCTTGTCGGGCTTCTCTGCGATAATCAAAATGAATCAAATTACAATTATTGTAAGTTTTATTTGGTGTAACTACATTAATTAAAGCCAAAGAATTAATCAATTCTTCAATCGTATTAAGAAAATTTTCTTTAGTCATTGAACCGTTCCCATTACATGAAACAGTTACTCTTACATCAAAAGGCAATGCAACTTTGTTATAGCTTGCAAAACTTCCGCCTTCTACTGGATAGTTTGGAATCTTTCGTTCTTCACGATATTCAAATTCAACAAATGAATCAGGAGTTAATGGTACAAGACCGTTATTAAATACAAAGCCCCATTGAACTCCATAATTATTTGCTGGAACAACATTAGGCGTTACATTGCTGATATTTGGAGTAGGCACATTTGGTGAACGTGGAATTGCTGGAACACCAGGAAGTTTAGGAATATCAGGATATGGAATTAATGGCATTATCTATTTGCTCCCACTCCAGCATTAATTAATGAGTTATTTTGTATTGATTGACCGATACTCTTAGAAATTCCATCAGCATCGGTTGCTTGCGTGTTCACGTTAATAGAATTGATTGCAACTTGTGTATTGTTGGCTGTAGATGAACCAGCAGGAGCATTTGCAGAAGCTCCAGTCATTTGACTATACTGTAAAGCATATTGCGCTCTCTTGGCTGCGCTATCATCACCAGGGCGTTCATATCCTGAGAATATGGCATTAGATGCGCCAATAGTTGTATTTTGTTTTGATAAAGCAATGCCAGCAGCTTGCTCTTTGCCTTTGGTCAATTCATATTGAATAAACTCGGCTTGCTTCATCAAAGTTGCTCTTGGGTCATCTATGCCAAAGCCAGCCCAATTTGCAAAGTCTTTTTGACGAGCTTTATTCCATTGTGCAATTCCTCGCATCCCACTTGCATTTTTTGCATTAGGATTTAAACCACTCTCTTGCGTAAGATTTCCAACGATGCCAGCAGCTTGCTCTTTACTCCAGCCTTGCGACATGAAGTAATCCATTAACTGCTTAGAATTGTTTCCTTGTTGCTGCGCTGTTTGTTGAGATTGAGCAGTTTTTCCTGTCAATTTGTCATATAGACCCATTGCTAAACCAACGATAGGAATTGCTCTTGATAATGCTTTTTGCCCGCTTGTCATTCCTAGTTTAGTTTCAAATTTGTCAATAACATCAGTAAGTTTTGTGTAAAGCTCAATTGCTTCTCTAGCAAATTCTAAAAGCGATTCAAGCCCTGGACCAATAGTTAAATATGTTCTGTCTTTTAATTGACTAAATGAAGCGTTTAAATCAACAATCTTTCCGTTAAGTTTTCCAGCTTCTAAAGTGGCTTCTTCGCTTTTATCATTGTATCTATCCATGCCTTTATACAATTCATTTAAAGCGTCACCACCTTTAAGCATCGCATTAAATGCAGCGTCATCACCAAAACCTAAGGTTTTAGCAAGATTTTGTGCTTCTTTAGTGCCAAACTTATCTCTGAATTTAATTAAAGCATCAGATATTTTTCCGATATTGTTTATATCTTTATCTGCGTTTAAACCTAAGATGGAAAATGCTTGAGCAAAATCTTGACCGCCTTTCCCCATGTGGAAAAGAGCAGCTTGCTCTTGCATTGTTTTCATTGCATTAGTAAAAGTTTCAGGAGCAGCACCAGCTTTTTCAGCTACAGCAGCCCAAGTTTTTAATTCTCTTGCTGATACGTTTAAAAGATTTGAACTAATACCCAATTGCATATTGGATTTAGTCATATCCATGACAAATGACTTAATAGCGTCAAATGATAATAGAGCAGTGCCTAAAGCTACGATTGAATCTTTGGCTTTAGTAAATTCATCAGCCGTTTGTTTTGCACCACGTTGGATGCTTTGATTTGATTTATTGGCTTGTTCGTCAGTTTTTCGTAGGCTTTCTACAGCCTTTTTCTGAGCGTCACTAAATTTAGAGGTGTCAAGACCTAGCTCAATCATTAAACTGTCAATAACTGTAGCCAAGATTTACCCCTTATTTTTTGTTCATTAGATAAGTATTATGTCTATCTACTGAATTAATCTCTAATAATATCCACATATCCTCGATACTATAAACAGTATCTAACTCGTGTAAAGTTGCAAGCCTAGATGATATGCAAGTCGCTAACGCTTGCGTTGTGGCTTGATACTCAATGAGCTTTCTTGTGGATTGTCCTGTGTTTTTAATTCCGAAGTCGATTGGCTTGAACCGAAAAAAAAATCCATGTGCAAGTCCCAAATAGCTTTCCTCAATTTAAAACGAGTAGCTACTTCTTCAATATCTTCTTCCATCAAACTACGTTTGACGTTTTGTGATGGCAAGAATTGTACGCAAGTCATCATTTCATCTAACAAAGGTTTTGCAGAATCAAATGGAATTTTCAATAAATTCATATATCCGATTGCTAACAAACCTGACATACCTTGTGAAGCCA